CTTGGAGGATTATTATGGCAAAAACAAACTTTTCGGGACCTATTACAACAGGACCGATACAAGTAAACACAGGAACAACTGTCGGTACAGACGTAAGAGATGCTGCATTTGTTCTTAACAAAATGTCGTTTCCACTTAGTTACGCAAACTTTGTAATAGCGGACGATGACAACAGACTAGCTACAGCAGCTGACAATGGAACTGGTACAACTACTATTACATTTGTAAGCTCAACTGTAACAGCTAACGTTTCAGGAATTACATCTGATGGCGGTATGCAAGCGGCGTGTGCCCTTTCATGTCACTCAGCAGGTGATGATTCAGGTAAAACTTGGGCAATTACTGGAACTGACGTTCTAGGAAATGCACAGACTGAAACACTTACTGGCGGAAACGGCGGTGCGGTTCTTTCTGCTAAGACTTATCAAACTGTAACATCTATGGTGTTAAGTTCGGCAAGTGCTGGTGCTTGTAAGATTGGTGTGGATGAATCAGGATTGATTTCAATTGCATGTAGATCTACATTTAATGAGTATCCATTAGCTCAAACATCAAGTACATCAAACAAAAACTTAGCGAACAACATTGTAATTCCAGCATGGTCTAGAATTACAGACATTAGGTTCATTGTTAACACAGCTTTTGATACAGCTGGTTTTGACATGCAAGTTGGTGCTAACGTAGCTCAAGCTGCAGGATCTTTAACTAACAGTCATGACCTTGATTACTTTGCAGGTGATACTGCTAATGATGTTTCTACTGTTGCTTCTCATCATATCCCAACGGGTATGGATCAGACTTCGGCTCAAATGAAAAATTGTTTGAACGTATCTGATGACGATGCAAGTGGTTATGAAATGGACAAAGCTGTTATTGTTACTTGTACAACTGACGATACTTTAACTGCCGGAGACGGTGTGTTAAGTGTTGAATGGTTACAAAAAGTAAACAATACTAACTAATAAATTAATGTGAGCTCCTTCGGGAGCTCGCAATTAATGGAGAAAAATTATGGCTAACGTATCACACGTAAAAAGTAAAACATTTGCAGCGAATGGAGCTGACACGACAGCTATTTGTGCTAATCAAACTAATAGTGGTTCAGGAAGTATGACTTTAACAGACACTGGCGCTGCTGGTGTTTTAGTGCCAGGAAATCTAGGTACAACCGTAACTATTATTTCAACAGCATCTGATTCTAATACTGGAATTACTTTTGATGTAACTGGAATGGGAGTTGATGGTAGTGAAGTAAGTCAAACAGGAATTACAGGACCTGCGGGAACTTCAACGGTTACAACAAGTACAGTTTTTGTATCTGTTACAAGTATAACTCACTCAGGTACATGTACTAATGTATCGTGTGGAATTACTGCTACGACAACTGGAACAGGTGTAGTTACTGCAGGAAGAACTAGAGTTAGAGGAATGCATATTAAACCTTCGGGAACTGCAGGATTAATTGATTTTAAAAACACTTCTTCAAGTGGAACTAAATTATTAGAAATTGGAGTACATACTGACCAAACTCCAGTAGATCCGTACATACCAGATGATGGTGTGTTATTTAGTGCGGGTGCTTTTATAAATTTAGGATCAACAGATTTAGCGACTAATATCACTGTATTTTACGACGGGTAGGAGGTTAGATGGCTAACACTACTTCCGGCTCTTATGTTTTTGATAAGAACCTCGGTATAGACGAGATTATAGAAGATGCATACGAACGTATTGGTATGCAAGGTACAGCTGGACATCAGCTTAAAACCGCTAGAAGATCATTAAACATTTTATTTTCTGAATGGGGTAATAGAGGACTTCAATTTTGGGAAGTAAAAAATCAAAACATTGCATTAGTAGATGGTCAAGCTGTTTACACTTTTTATAGATCACCAGCTGATGGTACATCTAGTGGAATTTCAACTACATTATCTGCAGGAATAAATGCAAGTGTTGCTACAATTGGAGTTGCTTCAGTTACTGGTATGCCGACAACAGGTGGAATCATAACTATTAACAGTGAACAAATTACTTACAGCGGGATCTCAAGTTTAAATTTAACAGGTTGTGTAAGAGGTGTGAATGGAAGCACGGCTGCTACTCATAGTACAAGTGATGCAGTTTTACAATTTCCAAATGGAATGACAGATATTCAAGAAGCAGATTATAGAGTAAAATCTACTTCTGTTGATACTCCAATGACAAAAATTAGTAGATCACAATATCAAGGGTTTTCAAATAAAACTGCTACAGGTTTACCTACACAATATTGGGTTCAAAGATTTGTAGATAAAGTTACAATGACTTTATACTTAACACCTGGTGCAGCTCAAGACGGAAACTATATTAATTTTTATTATACAAAAAGAATTGATGATGTTGGTGCTTACACAAATGCAACTGATGTACCATATAGATTCATACCGTGTATGATTGCAGGTCTAGCATATTATTTATCAGTTAAGTATGCTCCGCAAAGAACACAAGAATTAAAATTATTATATGAAGATGAATTATTAAGAGCAGAAGATGAAGATGGTTCTTCTAACTCTACTTATATTTCTCCTAAAATTTATTACCCGGGGATTAGTTAATGACTACTTTTTCACAAGGTAAATATGCTTTATCTATATCTGATAGATCAGGTATGGCTTTTCCATATAATGAAATGGTTAGAGAGTGGAATGGTGCATGGGTCCATCGTTCTGAATATGAACCTAAATCTCCACAACTAGAACCAAAACCTACAAGTGCTGATCCACAAGCTTTACAAAGAGCAAGACCAGCTAGAACAGAATTTGGAACACAAGATTTTTTACCTTTAAATCCTTTTACAACTGCAGGAACTACAACTTTAACAGTTTCGTTTCCTGAAGGACAATTACAGGTAGATGATGTTTTAAGATTTACTGCAGTTAAAGAACCTGTGGGTGGAGTAACGGTTGATAAGTTTCAAATACAGACAACTTTAAATGGAAACATTACTGATACTGCTACTACAATAACCTTAACTGATGGATCTAATTTTCCAACTTCTGGATTTATTATGATTAAAAAAATTAATAGTACTACAGGTTTATATGAAAATGAAGTTATTCAATATACTGGAAGATCAACACATGATTTAACTGGATGTACTCGAGGAAAATCTGCGACTTACAGAGGATACACGCCTCCTGCATCAACAGCTTCTGCCCATGATTCCGGAGCCACGGTCTATGGATCATTTAAAGTTGCTTCTTTAGTAGGAACAAGTTATGTTAACGATGCTAACACAACGGTAACAGATTATAATAGTTTTACATTAACATTACCTAGTGCTGCAACAGGCACTGCAACAGGGGGAGGATTTAATTGTGTTATTAGTCCTCTTAATATAGAGAGTTTATAATGTCAGGAGTTAAAAAATACGATTACAGTACATTAACTACAGCGATAAGAGATTATACTGAAGTTGGGTCCGATGTTTTGACAACAACAATTGTTGATGGAATTATCATGGCTGCTGAAATGAGAATATATCAAGAGCTTCCTATGGACTCTGAGAGATATGTTCAAGAAGGGACATTAGTTGCAAATGACAATACTCTTAATGCACCAGCAGGATGTCTTTTTGTAAGAGGTATTGAAGTATTTGAATCAACAGCTAATACTGAAGGTAATGGAAAATGGCTTGAGAAAAAAGACCAAACTTATTTATCAGAATTTGTAGATAGAAAATATGGTCCTGACGGAACCATTCAATCACCTACAGATACTACTAATTCAGTAACAGGATTTCCTAAATATTATGCGATGTTTGGGGGTGCCGACAATACTACAGATACTTCATCTGGAGGTATGTATTTTGCTCCAACTCCTGATGCTAACTACAAATTTAGGGTCTATTACAACAAATTTCCAAATGGACTTGGGTCTGGGACTGGTTATAATAACAACACTTATTTAAGTACTTACTTCCCTCAGGGCTTATTATACGCCTGCCTGGTGGAAGCATATGGATTCTTAAAAGGTCCAATGGATATGTTGACATTGTACGAACAAAAGTATAAAAATGCTATACAACAGTTTGCAGGAATGCAACTTGGAAGACGAAGACGAGACGATTATACTGACGGAACCGTTAGAATAAAAGTTAACTCACCGTCTCCATAAACGAGGAGAAAAAATTATGGCAATAACATCAGCAGTTTGTTCTAGTTTTAAACAAGAACTATTACAAGGTAAACACAGTTTCGCATCATCAGGCGGTGATACTTTTAAAATAGCTTTATTCACAAGTTCAGCATCTTTAGGTGCGTCAACAACTGACTATTCAACTTCAAATGAAATTACAAACACATCAGGAACTGCTTACACAGCAGGTGGAAAAGCTTTAACAAACACAGGTGTAGGTTTAACTTCTACAACAGCATTTACAGATTTCTCTGATATCTCATGGACATCAGCATCGTTCACAGCAAACGGGTGTATGATTTATAACACTACTACTGCAACTGGAACGTCTACTACAGACGCAGTTTGTGTAGTAGCTTTTGGAGGAGACAAAACAGTTTCTTCTGGAACGTTTACAATTCAATTTCCAACTAACGACGCAACTTCCGCTATCCTGAGGCTAACGGCATAAGGAGGTAATTCCTTATGGCTAATACTTGGGGAGAATCCGGTAGCACCTGGTCCCAGGGTGATTGGGGACAACAAAACGTTACAACAGTTCCTGTTTCAACAAGTTTTCCCGTACCTGTTTCTTATAATTCGAGTGAAGTAATTGGCTCACCTGATAGAGGTTGGGGTGCTGATGCTTGGAGTAATGGTGAGTGGGGCCAAGTAAATGACGACACTGCTTATCTTACAGGTTTATCTTTTTCTTCATCAGTAGGTTCAATTACTGCGGCTTCTGAACAAGGATGGGGTAGAGATACTTATGGTAATGAGCCTTGGGGCGATAGTTATAGTCCTGTAATTTCAGTTTCCGGATTTAGTTTTTCAGCAAGTTTAGGTACACTAGCTTACGCTCAATCAATCTCAGGTTGGGGTAGAGATGAATATGGTATTGGTAACTGGGGTGAAAATACTACTACCGTTTCAATTGATGGTTTATCAATGTCAATGGAACTTGGTCCAAACGGATGGGGCGTTCATTCATATGGTAATGGCGAATGGGGTGGAGAATTTACATTTAAACCAGAAAGTATAATTGGAATTAGTGGTTTAGATACTACTGCTGCACTAGGTACACCAACCTTAAATTACGACATGAATTTTGATGTCAGTGGTGTGACCATGGGCACTGGATTAGGGACCCTAAGTATAAATAATGGGGCCGATCATACACAAGGTTTAGCAAGTTTAACAACCACAGCTGCAATAGGTTCTATTTTACCGGCTGATGTAGTAGGAATAAGTGGTGTAACATTTGCTGCTGACGTAGGTACTGTAGAAGCAACCGATGCTCAAATTGTAGATATTTCAGGAGTTACTTTTGCAGCTACTGTAGGATCTATTTCTCCTACGGAAATGTCTATAGGATTAACTACACAGACATTTGCCGCTACAGTAGGATCAATTAGCCCTACAGAAATGAGTATAGGATTGACTGGACAAACATTTACTGCTAGTTTAAATACTGTAGGATTTGGAGTATTAGGTTATTTAGATGTTAACATTACAGGAAATACATCTTTTTCTGATGTTGACATTACAGGAAATACATCTTATACAGACGTAACTATAGCATCGTAATAGGAGAAAAAAAATTATGTCATCAACATATACCGGTCTTGGTGTAGAACTTATGGTAACTGGCGAAAAAGCCGGCCAATGGGGAGACATCACAAATACTAATTTACAAATTATTGAACAACTTGCTGGTGGCTATACAACACAAGCAGTCAATGGAACTG